TGAAGATGTTCTCATTACAGGTGGTACAGATAACATTTGGTTTTCACCTTGATTACCCATAGACATGTATTCGTCCATAGCAACTTGTTGCCAAGTACCAGTACCGTCTTTAGCTCCTGTTACATGAGTTACTTTTACAGTTGTATCAGAGAAAGTAGCAGTAAATCTAATAGTCATATAATTTCTAAAAGCATTTACATCAAAGTCACTAACTTTACCTGTCATTTGGATTCCAAAATCTAAAAATGGAGAACCTACTAAAATAGCTTCAACATTTGCAACAGCTATTTGTTCTGAAATTCCTTGATAAGCATGTCCTAAAGTTATAGTAGTTGCCGTTAAAGCTGCTACTTGGTATACTGCATCTGTTACACCAGTTCCAAAACGAAGTAAAGAACCTACAGCCAAAGTTGCTCCTGTTACAGCAGCATCAATAACTACAGTTTTAGAACCATACTCTACATCAAAAGTAGTAGTACCTGTGATACCAGTTCCAGCTGCACCATTAATAACTTCAAATTTTATATAACCATTGTTTCCTTCAGGCTGTGTACTCATATTTAGAACACCATTTTTTACTAATCCAAAAGCTAATTCTTCTTGAGAACCAGTAACATCAGTTTGAAACTGAGCATAAAGGCTATTAGGTTGGCTTCTGTTAGCAGCATCATTATCACGCTTACGAAGCCTGATAAAAAAGTTTGATTTAACAGTAGTAGTAGGAAGTTCTCCTGTAGTACCATTATAACCAATTCTAGTTACTTGTTGATCAGGGGCAACATATTTGCTCACTGTAGCTGATTCAAGAGGCTTAGCTTTAATAATAGCTCCTTTAGTAAAGGCTGCTGAAAATACTAGCTTACCTGCAATATTTTGAACTACTCTTAATCTAGTAGAAGCTGGTAAAGCATCATATGTTAATATAGCTACATGGGCTAAATTTCCTTCATCTACAAGAGCAGCAGCTCCTATTGCTAAAGTTGATGGTGTGATAACTACAGCTCCTGGGCTAGCAGCAGTAGTATCTGCGATTGCAGCATACGCTACATTGTCTTGTCTTCTTAATTGCATTGTTTTATTTTTTAGTTATTAATATTAAGTTTTTATTCAAGGTCTTTTGCTGAAACTATATTTTGTACAGCTTGTTCTTTTATTCTTTCTAACATTAGGTCTTTAGCTATTCCAATAATTACCGTATGGGTAGATTGGTCTAATATACAATTTCTACTGTTAGCAGGTGTTGTTCTGTCTACTGTAATATCACTAGGGAATATTAAGTAGTTTATTGTATAATCAGTAACATTAAAAGTTCCGTCAGTTACGAGTTGGTGTCTTTTAGGTGTGGCGCTTAGTGCAGGATTGCTACCATCTATTTCTCTTTGGTAACCTAATCTCCATACACGAGCCCATCCATAATTTTTATAATAAGGCTTTTTATATTTGTTATATAAATATTGCCAAATTTCGTCATGGGCTACTACATTTACCCAGGCTTTAATATAAGTATCACTATTACATAATTGCTTATCTATTAATGCCTCTTCGTAAATAGTATACATAAAGTCAGAAGGTAAATCAAAAAATTTGCCGTTATCTAAAACTCCTGTTTGCGTTGCAGAGACAGTAAGGTTAGCACCTTGTTTTATCAAGGCGCTTAATCCTTGGCTTCTTATTTCGGTTTCCTCTAGACCTTGGCCTTTACGGTTATTAAGTTCACTAACAAACTGCTTAATGTATACCAACTGAGCTTCAGTCAGAGCAGACGTAAGATCGAAATCTTCGTACCCTGGTGAACCAAGACTGTCTATTCTGTCTAGTCTTAATTCTAACTCATTTGCCATTTCATTTGCAGTCATTTTCTACTTATCTTTTTGTAAGCTCAATTTGAGTTTTAATTCTCATCTTCACTTCTTGATTGTCATCATTGTTAATATAAGCAATTGTACTTCCAAGGTCTCCTAATTCGACACCATTATCTAGTACATATCTTTTATTACTCATCTTTTTAATAGCTCCTGCTTCAGTTGCTTCCTGTATAAATATTCTATGATTATATTCAGGATGATTAACTACAGCTAAAAAGTTTGTAGGGTTTTCATCCAGTATCATTAATACTTCTGATTTTAACCAATCTTCAGTATTGTTAGCTGGAATAGCTCTTCCTAATGATTTAATGAATCCTTTCATTTTCCCTAAGTCAGAAGTAATTTCTGCAAACTTAGTATAAGCCTTAGCTTTAAGTTCTGCAGCTTCTACTTTCTTAGAAGTAACTTTATTATCATTAACAATCATAAACTCATAAGTAGCTCTTAGTGTCCTGTCATCATAAGACGGAGAAATTAACTTTCTGTTAGAGATTAAGATATGGTACTTTAACATGTCTAAAGGATACGACAGGTTTAATTGCATACCTTCTTTAGTCATTGTTACACGACCTCTTCTATCTGTTCTCCAGAAGTTATCATCCGTTGGTAATGTGACTTTTAAGTCTACACCTAATTCTATTTCAAAGAACTCTTGTTGAGTCATTCCTTGTGGTAATTTCTCATTGTACTTTTTAATATGACGCCTCTCTTGGTCGTCTAAAACTCTTTTCACTCCTCCACCTCTTCGGTAATCATTAAGAGGAACTTGATAGCTTCTCTTAACTTTGTTATAAATAAAAGGATCATTTTTTTTGTCTTGTCCTTTTACTAGTAATGTGTTCCATTTTCCAGAAGATTCTACTGGCCTAACACTTACTATCTCATCTCTTAAATAAGACCCCCAAATTATGGTCTCTTTTTTCTCTGCTGTTTTTGCTGTCATTTTTATTTATTTATATTAAACTCTCTAAGTAATTACCTCCCCATTGCTGAGGAGGCTTTTACAATTTTATATTAATCTACAGATAATCTAAGGTCAACAACTTTCGTTGGATCTTCAATCATCATACCACCCCATTTTTGCATATGAACTTCATACCCATCAATTGGAGATGCTACTAATTTCGGAGAACCTTTTCCTGCAGGAGAGAAAGGATCTCTCATACCTGGAATGTATGCCCAGTTATAATCTGGAACACCTTTAGGCTTAACTCTATAGATACCCGCTTCTTCACCGTAGTCAAGAGCTAAGATTCTGTGAGATTCAACAATACCCTTTCCGTCAGGATGTTGTTTTGGGAAGTATACATCATCATCGAAGAAATCAAGGATTTCAACCATAATACGAACTCCGTTATACCATTCGTAAACATTGTACTGAGGTTCCATTGTAGCCTTAGTATTTCCACCACCAATATTACCTGGCTTAGAATTACTATCTAAGAATCTATCTTGGATAACAGTTACGTTTAAGTTACCTCTTTTAGCTTGTATTTGTTTAGAGATTTCAATAGCACCAAACTCACCTGTTAACAAGTGGATAGTACGTTTACCTCTTTCAATTTTACCAACACCCATATCTAGTAACATCTCAAGATGCCAATCTAAATCGTAATGGTTGTAGTAATGAACATTAGATGGAGCAACTTGCTCGAAGAAACCTGCACCTGATTCGATAGCATATTTAGTCTTGTCATCTTTGCTTAAGTACTTGTGGTCATTAGTCCAGTTTTTCTTACCATACATCAACATTCTTGAGAACATCTCTTCACATTGGTGGTGAGCAACCATATCTTGATAGTTAATCCAGATAGACTCTGTTTGACCTTTGTATTGGAATCCAAACTCTAATGGTTCGTTTTTCCCTTTATTGATTACGTTACCTGGAACTTTGTACTCCATTCTAAGAGTAGAAGGTCTGTTTTCCATTCTCCAAGGAGATGTGAAATACGGACTAGAACCTTGGTAAGATAATGTAGAAGGAGATAGGCTATAGAATTTAGACCATCTAGTTCCTGTAGCTAATTCATCAGCAGGAACAGTCTTAGCAGCTGAATCAGTTACTAGTTCTACTTCTACTTTAGTTAATGAACCTGCATCAGATACTTTCTTAACAAGTAAGTGATATTCATCACTTTCTCCTCTAAGAACGTTACCTTCTTCGAAGATGTTTTCACCAAAGATAAGATTAAATCTTTCTCCGTTTGCTCCTACATTGCCAGTACTAATAGTACCACCTGCCATTGTTTCAGCTGAAGATAAAGGAAGATTTTTATCGTGTTGTCCTTGCAACATCCAGTTATAAAATCCGTTTTCTTGTTCCACTTCTTTTACTGGAAATCTGTTAACGAACTCACGTAATCTCCCTTGTAAATTAGTTTTGTAGATCTCTCTGATCACAGAACTAATTAGCTCAGGCTTTTGTTGATACAAAGCATGAAAATGATTATCAGTCACAAGACCGTTATAATCAATAGCTTCATATCTTTGTAAACTACCATCGGCTCCAAATGCTTAACTACCGAGTTCGAGAAGGGATCGGGTGTATCCATTTGAATATAAACACCGGAAAGGCCACCCCAGGCCCGTTAGGACCTGGGATGGATTGTTGGTTTTGATAAATTTGTGGCTATTGTTGATAGCGCTCGACCAGAGCATTTGATTTATG